AGGTTGTGCAAATGTGAGGTCAGCCTGGGAACGATCTGGGCCGGAATATACGAGGGAACCGTAGGGAGTCGTCTGCGAGATCCTGTTAAGTTCTCCTTGTCTTCTGATCAATTCTTCTGTTGGTGTTGCCATTTTTAGTCTCCGTTACATACCATCATACAATCCAAAAAGACCCATATTTCGTCTTAAATTAGGATTAAATCTTGCCGGATTTATAAAATTAGGGTTAAATAATCCCGCATCTTTATTTTGGTACTGATTGATAGGAAAAAGATTCTTATTTGGCTGAGTCTCCATTCCTGTGGTATCCGACAATCCAAAGAACCCCATATTTTTAGGTCGTGCCCTACTTCCTGGGCGGCCCAGGTGATCTATTGAGGGGAATATCCCTTGCATCCCCTGCTGATATTCGTCCATAAATGGATTCTGATTCTGGTTATACATTTGCCGGATCTGCGTGAATGGCGGCATTAAATTACCCCTCCAGCCGTATACATATAATCAATTCTAAACAATGAAACTTCCTGGTCCGTGGTTTGTCCCTTGAGACGCAATCCAACGGACGATCCTTGGCCGGTGACGGCATACATATCAGTTTGGGCCGTCTCGTCAGGAGCCCATTCGACCAGATCCCAATCGTCCGTGTCCCAGACTCCGCCCTTGGCCACACTAACAACATCTTGTCCAGATGTGAAGGTCGTATTGAAATCATAAGCGAGGCCGACATTAACCGTGATCGTTCCGGTCGTTGTGAGATAAGGCCGAATACCCGTCATGCGTTTTAAGAGCGGCGTCTCAAAAGAGTCCCAGCTCGTTCGCATCTCCCAGTTGATGGCAGAGCCACCATCACTATTTCCCGAGAAGGCTTTTTGGATCTGGCCGTTCCCATCCCCGAAATACAGATCCCCATCAAACGATCCCCAGACTCTCGAATTAATTCCCTTGAAGCGGCACCAGCTTTGCGTCGCAAGATTTTGAACGTGCTGATAAAATACGGTGGAACTGACAGGGACGTTAAAGATTAATTTGTCATCGTGAATGATGGCCTGCCATCCATCGTTAGCTGCATAATTCTCGACCGCGCTGGCGGCAAGACCTGAAATTTTGGATTGCCCGACAGGAAGCGATCCCGTCCTGAGAGTTTCAGAGGTGATCCGCTTGTAATCATTTCCAAGTAATCCCGTCAGGTCGCCGCCATGTTTTACAAACCCATCACGCGACATGGGGCGTCCGACATCGTAGACACCGACCAGAGACCATTTATCGGCATCGGACGGGTCCGTTCCGCTATACACGACGACCTGACCCGTGGACATAATCACGACAAAGAAATCGTCCTGTCCCGCACCGCCATCCACCGTCCAGGGCTCAATCGCAACTATGTGGCCGCCCCGGCTTGTAATAGCTCCCAATTTGGATAGGGCAAATAATGTCATTGTGCCGCCGATGGCATGAGCCGCTGAATAAAAAAAGTCCGATGAATTTTTCATCCAGACGAAACTTCGTGTCTTAAATACCTGAATACCGACAATGTTTGCGACTGTCAGTCCCGTTCCAGAGATCGTGAGGTTGGCCCAGGTCGATCCATCATATTGCTGGGGGGCGTTTGTCCCATCCACAAAGACAATGGACCCATTCATATTGACCCAATCCCATCGACCAGATTCGGTGAGTCCTGTTTTTAGACTTGTAGCCGCTGCCCCGGAAGTGGTCGCATCAAAGGCGGCAGTCGATGAGAAGGCGATTAGTTTCTTGGTCGTTCCCACATTCAATTCTGCAATGGTTTTGACATCCCCAGATCCCACTCCCGTTGCGTGAAGCTCGTAACCTCGCCGTACCCGGACAGCTCCAGGCTCCGGGAAAATGTTGTCCATTACCCTAGCGTCGGTGGGGGGAAGAGATCCTGCTGCGTCACGGCTATTAAGCCCCCCAAAAGGAACGGGCCTCTGTGCAATTTGCATCGTGCCCTGGCCCTGCTCGACGACTGCAATACGCCTTGATTGCGCTCTTCTTACGGCAATTGCGGATAAAGGCATTACGATGTCGCTCCATATCCTTGATCTTTCGCATCCGCTCCCATAATAACGCTCTCAGGGTATGATGATCCCATATTGAGACGAGGGGCTCCCCCATCTCGTCCGACTACCCGTAAAGCCCGATCCTCTGCCCTCTTCTGCGATGCGACAAAGGGGAGGCCAAGGCTTTCCAAGAAGGTCGCAGAAGCCCACAATTTCACCAGCTCCTCGTCAATAAGAGAGGTATTGGTATCTGCCGTGGTGTCGCCCGATTTCGCAAAGGAGGTCGATTGTCCAGAGGCCAACTGCACCCATTGATTCGTTATGTACTCATACACTTGTGTTTCGCTGTTCGTATCTGGTGTCGGTTCGATATGAAATTTATTGACCGCCGATACCGCCCGTACCATGAAAGAGGGTTCTTTATTCAAAACCCAGTTACCCGAATTGATCTTTTGCCAATCCTCAGACGATAAAGGCCCGCCATATGATTGTGTGTTTGTTCGATCCCATAATGTCGATCCCTTGAACCTTGAGAAATCGCTTGGCAGAGAATAGGCCTGGGTATCAGCAACCGTTGCGAAGGTGTGTTCCTTGGTCAGAACTGCCCAATCATATCGGTCGGCAAGCTCTTTCCCCGCCATATTGATGTGGGCGAGCATACGCACAACATTTAGATCAGAGTTATCGATCACGGTCGAGGGAGCCGAATAACCATTCTCTCTACTCATTTCCTCAACCATCGTCAAAAGGCTCATACTGTAGTTCCTTCCTCATCATCTTTTTTTACTTTTTTTGATTTTCTTTTCTTATGAGGAATACCATTCCTCTCCGCTACCATTCGATCTCTTTCCTTTTCTAATTTCTCTCTTTCCTTTTTTAATTCAGACACATCATTCCTTAATTCTAGTATAATTCCCCTAAGTTCATCTCCATCCGAAGCACCTTGAATCCATCTTTTACATTTGTCGCGGAGTGCATCAAATCCCGGCCCCAATTTTCCAAGCGCATGGTCGGGTATATTCACGAAGGCATCCACTGTTAGAATTTTCTGAACCTTCAGGGTAGCCACATCGGAAGGATTAATAAGGCTACAAGCCTCAAGAGGGGTCCCAGATAGGGGCTGTTCCTGTTTGTTTTGGAATGCTTCCCATTGGGCGGGCCACCGCTCTTTATCCTCATCGGAGGCTTTTCGATCTATTTCCTCGCCACGGAGGCCGGGAAGGATTATGCGGACAAAGGGAACGTCCTCGAAGAATTCTCTGCCCAGTTCTTCAGATTTTGCGACTCTCTTTACTGCATTATTGTAGAAAAGGGGAATGGCTGTATCGGTATTATCAATTCCTCGACCATCACGGACGGCTTCATCATACGTCATTAATTCACTCATTTAGTATATCTCCATATTTGACCCGGACAGACAGGGTGCCGCCGTCGGGTGTAAGGAGTTGGCAACGACATCCTGTCCATCCGGCGCATTCGCCCCAAACGATGGGACGTATGCAGTATTTGCCCCCCTGTCATAGACGTTCTTAATAGCCTTTAAGGCTCCCCCACCTCTTATAGTTACGGATATTTCGTCACCACAAGCACTAAGAAGTTTCCCAAACTCTAGAGCCTGCTGAATCATCCAGGGCTGCATATCGAAGGAATATCCATCAATAATGACGTTATGAATAATATCCCATCTATCATTCCATTCCTGATCATATGCATGGTGTTTGGGATTGTCGCCTTTCGTCACACAGCTATCCATTCCAAGTAACTCAAAGTTCCGATATCCCATATTAAAGGCCGTTATAATTGCTTGCATCCCAACGCTGCATCCTATGGCCTGGACCTCTTTGCCGTCAGGACCAAGAGCACGCAAAACATCGCCACTAAAAGATTCTGACGGAGAGAACCGATCTATAAGCCTGATATTAGATTTAGCCCTATACAGACGATTTATAATAGATGGACTGCACCTTATATCAACTATATGGATCGTTTCATGATTGCAGTCTCCCCCTCGGGCTCGCTGCGGTCGGTTAGGTTCTATTTCCAGGCGGTCATAAAACGATAGATTATCTTCAAGAGGATCTATGCAGATAGATGCCCAGGGTATTATTCCGTGACCTAATAAATATTTATAAGCTCCATTGCACGCAATTATGGGGATATCCATATTAGATATTCTTGATACAGACACTGCTAGTGACGGTCCTCCACAAACGATTATTACGGTATTTAATTTTTTAACTCGATCACTATGAGATAATTCAGGCAAATCACTACGAATATGTTTTTCTTCTTTTAATAGTAAATTTTTATACTCATAGCCGATAGTCAGAACACCGCCAATGCCACCCCTTAAGCGTAAATTTGTATCAATATGATAGTTAATCATATCTTTATTGTGCGTAGATATGTCTATGACCCATAAATCGCCTATAGGTTTACCGATGTGCTCTTTATTATCAGCGTCCCTTTTTATTTCTTCGGCGAATTCTTCGATTGAACTACCCAACACTACGGACATAAATATCTCCTAAAAATACCCCTTATTGCGAGGAGAAGGCCACTTCGACAGGGGTCAGATGTCTGGGGATGGATCTAGCACAATTAAATGCCAGTCTGGCCCTCTCCCCGCAATAGGTTTGTTAGAACGTGGTAGATCTCATTCCATTTGGAACAATGAATTCCACCGCCGTTTTTCCGCCCCCACTTCCGGCGGTCACACACACGACACCCTTGATCGCGGTTTGACTGGAACTTGAATCGTCCAGGCTTCCCGCAGTAGCAGAGGTGTAAAGCGCAGCGTCCGCAGCACAAGAGGCAAGGACATTGCCGCTGAAGTTTGAACCCTTCATCCGAACCCATCCGAAATCATTGTCCGACCC